CTAATATTTACGTTATGAAGTTCGTCTAGTTCCCAGCCGTTGTTGATATTAATAAAGATTCGGCCGCTGCTTGCGCTTACATGCAGTACCCAGCCAATGAATACTGTGTGAGCAGGAGCGCTTGGTCGTGCAGCTGTAAGACCACCAGCAGTTTGTGAAAGATAGATATGGTTCCCTGCTGTGAAAGCACTTGTATCTACTCCACTTACAATACCAAAAGTAGTTATGATACCTTCAGCACCATTAGCTATTGATTCTGCGGCAACACCCAGCGTAGCTGCGCTAAGAGGCTCACTATCGGCATCTGCTAATACAACACTAGGACGCTGACCTTGTGCACCAGTCACAGCAACTACAGCACCCTTAGCAATAGTTGCTCCGCTACCGTTATATACTCTAACAGTATTGCTACGACCAATAGGTAAATTTACATTACCTCCAGTTAAGCCAACAACTGCTGTGCCTTCACCATCATCCCAAGTAATACGACCTACGGCACTTGCAGCACCTGCTGCCGTATCAAGCTGCACATAATCGCTGGTAACGTTTGCTACATCAAGGGCGCCGGTATCGCTAAGAGTAGCAGTGCTGTTTTGAATTAATTTGCCTGTTGTACCGTCAAATCGAACTAAAGCATTATCGGTGCTGCTAGCAGGGCCAGTAACGTCACCTGCTCCGGCGGCAGTAGAATTTTGCCATTTACCTGTACTACTATTATAAGTTAAGTTCTGCCCATTAGCTGGAGAAGTAATAGCAACATCGCCCAAACCAGAAAGATTACCAGCACCAATAGTAATAATATTATCACTACCGTCACGTGTGTAAAGCTTTTTGTCGGCAGTATTCATAGCTATTTCATACTGCTCAATATTTGCGGTTGTTGGTGGTGTATTAGGTAACGCCGAGCGTCTTGGTTTAATTTTTGCTGTTGCCATTAATTTCTCCTGCCTATAGGGATAGGCGTTTTGTGGATTTTAAAGATGGGCCTATAGAGATAGGCCCTTTAGATTAAGAGGCGTATGTTCCGCCGTCTACTTGACTGATGGACACCGCACCAGCGCTAACACTAAAGTTTGTGCTATCAAAACTAGCTAAGCCAACTTGTGCAGTAGTAGCAATCTGAATGCTTGTATTGCCAGCAGCAGTTAATCGACCCTTGCCGTCAACGGTAAAAGTAGCAACCTGAGTAGCACTACCGTAGCTGCCGGCCGTTACTGCAGTATTAGCTAGCGTAGCTGTTCCTGTTACGTTTGCAGTGCCATCAAAGCTACCGCTAGTATAAGTAACGTCGCCAGTTAAACTGATTGTGCGACCTGTTTGTAGTGCAGTTGCTGTACTTGCATTACCTGTTAAGGCGCCTGTTACGTTACCATATACGCGAGCAACGTTTAAGTCTTTGTTTAGGTTCCAGCGATCGTCTGCACTTGTATAAGTTAGTGTAGCTGCGGTAGCTGGGCCTGCAACTGTTAAGCCGGCACCATTAGCCTGACCAGCGGTAGTAGCGTTTTTAGCAACTGTAATATTTAGGTCAGCAACTTCTACAGTGGTCGAGTTAACTGTTGTAGTTACGCCTTGAACCGTTAAGTTACCTGCAATAACAACTGTACCTGTATCGTCTCCGTGTGCAGCGGGGTCGATAGTGAAAGTGCTAGGGCCGCGTAGGTAGCCAGTTAGTGTTGCATTATTGAAGGTTACGTCGCTGGTCGTAGCAACTGCCTGACCAATAGCAAAACTTACTTGGTTATTAGTAACAGTTGTAGTTACACCTGTACCGCCTGCAAATGTAAGTGTATCAGTACCAAGCGTAACAGCATCGGTGCCAGTACCTCCAGCAATATTTAATACACCAGAAATGGCAGCCGTAGATACTGCGGTTACTCGGCCTTTAGCATCTACTGTAATAATTGGTACTGCTGTACCACTACCATAACTACCTGCCGTAACGCCACTATTAGCTAGTGTTGCTGTGCCTGTTACATTACCAGTACCATCAAAGCTACCACTTGTGTATGTAACGTCACCAGTTAAACTTATTGTCCGGCCAGTTTGAAGTGCCGTTGCAGTGCTAGCGTTGCCGCTTAACGTGGCTGTAATTGTACCAGCACTAAAGTTGCCACTAGCATCGCGTTTTACGATAGTGCTAGCAGTATTGGCATTAGTAGCTGCGGTAACCATATCGGTAAAGTACTTACCACCAATCACAATGTGATTAGCAGCATTGCCACTTGTTTCTGTGCCCATACCAATGTACAGGCGATCTCCACCATTACTACCGTTGTCAGCTAATGCGCTGTAAGCTAGTTCGCCAGCGGCTAGTGTGCTTGGGTTGCCAGCAACTGTGGAACGTTTGATTCGAATAATAGAAGCCATATTCTATTCCTTAAAATTCACCGCAATCAACTTGTTGCTGATTCAGTAGTGTTTTTGATATCCATTTTTGTGAGTTAGTGTCAAACACTAGTAAACTGCCGCTTGTTAGTGCGGATAAATTTACATCCTCAAGTTCTGCGATGGTTGAGGCACCACGGTCGCCTTTAGGACCTAGCAGCCCGGTAACTACAACATGCGAAGTTTCTGTAACAGCGGCAACTACTTCAGTTTGCGTCACTAGTACTTTATCTACTTCCACTGCTCCGGGCTCGGTTAACACAAAATGCGTGTCAGTAACCAAAACCTTTTCAACTTCTGCTGCCATTACCTGGTTACCTCCTTAGATAATGAAATATTACCAGTTGCTAGTTGTGCTACTTCTCCGGACTTTAGCATTTCCAAATCATAAACAGCTGCTTTAAACGTAAAAGTAGCTGTTGTTTCGTCTGGAATAAGTAAAGTAATAGTTTGTAGAGTTGTATCTAACAAAATTCCGCCATTTTCTGTGGTTAGGCTGTGTAGCACAGTATCACTGCCCACCTTTTCGCGAATTTGCATACGTGCAGTGTAGCCTACTAAGCTAACTGGCTGATTATACTCTAACACACCGCCGCTGGTATATGTGGTGAAGCCAAGACTATTGATCTGGTTTAGGGTTACTGTATCGGTTGTTTTATCAGTAACAATTTGGTAGTCTAGAGCATTGATTTCTTTCATACCGCCGGCACCAACCACCTTAACGCGCCAGCCTAGTGGAGCAGCGTGACTAGCTGCTGTAATTACCACAGGTGCACTTTTTGTAATATTTGTAATTGGTACGTATACTTTTGTAGACGATTCCCAACGCAATACTTGACGAAAAGTGCTGCCCTGATATATTTTTAAATTTAATTTAACTGGTGAAGTCATAATTAAACCTTTCTTTTGGTAGTTGCTAGTCGCAACACGCTAACTTCGTCAGTTAGGGCCGTTATCTCAGTTTGTAGACGTTGATTTTCTACGGTCAAGTTCTGTAGCTGCTTATTAAGCTGTATAATTTCTTGGTGGAGCCTTCCAAGCTCCTCACTAAGAGCCGTATTCTGCTGGCTCATGCGCTCCAACTCAGATTGCATAAGAACTATTATATTGGTTTCTGCTCCAGTCGCTCGCCAATCTTTTACTAATTTCTGAGCACCAACGGCAACACCAATAACTGCTAAAGCAACCACTCCTAGTACTTGAATAATTTGTTCTGCGTTTACTTCAATCATACGCATAACTCCTTGCTAGTAGCAGTTTAAATATTAAAACTAATGGTTCATTACTTTCTGTGAACTAATAGAGCTAAGCCCTTGTCAAGAAAATTTTTAAACACCTCTGTGATTCTTGTATATTATATCACAAGGGCAGAGACTTGTCAACATAAAAAAATACCCAGCCACAAGGACTGGGTATATAATTAGCCGCATAAATATATACAGGCTACAAGCTTTATTTGTTCTGGATAGTCAAAAATTACAGACTCTCTGCATTTAGCAACAGTATAGCTGCGTACTAAATCATCTTGTTGTTTTTGTGCTTTTCCTGGTATTGTACTACTTACTAATAAGTCGCCCGGTTCCAGATTTCCGCCCAGTCCACAAACATTTATCTGCCCTTCACCAAGAGCATTTATAGCAACATGATTGTAAATCTGAGCATCAGTTTCTAACTGTGAGCTCATTATCTGGGTTCCAACTTCATTAAAACCTTCTACGTATGCCGCTATAGAAGTTTGTGTAAGTGCTTTTGGTAAGGCACAAACTACTCCAATAACAGCTTTTTGATTTAAAGAGTCGGAAACTTCAACTTTAGTAATAGTACTTGAAATACCGTTTCGCTTTACAACCGCTACGTCTACTAATATGTCTCCTAGAGACACTTCGGTATCTTTTAGTATTAATCCGTCGTGCGTACCAGTAAACGGCCCGTAATTAGTGCCCTGACCATCAGCATAAAAATCGTAACCATTAGCCGCACCAATTAACCCAGATGTATTAGTACCACCACCGCCGTTAAGATTTATAGCTCTAAGAGCGTGACCACTGCCTCCATTGTTGGATGAACGAGCATACAATGATTCGGCTAATGGGTTTGTACTATCTGATAATACAGAATACCCTCCTGCAGCCCCACTTGCACCCGTTAGTTTAGTAGAACTAATAGTGGCCTCACTTGGATGTAGGCTCTCTGCTTTGACTGCATTTGCTCCTGTAGCCCAGCTACCTCCGTCATTTGTAGTTTTAGCCCAAATACCTGTTGTGCTGTACCCGTTCGCAATTAGTGCAGGTCCACTTATTGGAGTCCCTGTTGTAAATATGCCTCTACCAGTATATCCACCAATACTAATTCCTACACCACTATCAAGCCCGGTAGCGCCAGTAGTAATCTTAATCATTGCAGTATTATTGCTTAGATCGCCTACTTGAATTTGTGTATTGTTATAAAATCCACCTATTCCAGTGCCATTTGCAATTAATCCACTAACTTGGTTAGGAGCCACTGCGGTCGGCATAGATAGTATTTCATAGGTATTCGGATCACTTTGAGAAATATAAGCGTACTTTACATAGTACGGCGTAAGCGCCACAAGTTTTTCAACTTGTGGCGTTCCGCTTAGTATTATATCGAAAGCATTACCGCTGTAAGCAAGGTTCACCCCGTCATTAGGAGTGAATCCTGCCGTAGCACTTAACCATACCTTTACCATTAGTAAATCATTGCGATATGGATTGTCTAGCTTTAGTATTAGGGAATTAATTCCTGCTATTAATGTTGCCATATTAAATATTAAAGTATAAACAAGTTCCAAGAGCAGATGCACTAGAATAGTTTCCAGATATATCTACCATACGTACCGCAACAACATATTGCGTAGTTTGCGAGCTTTGAGCAAGCTCAATCCAGTATTTTACAGTTCCAGCCACTACAGAAGTGTACTTACGTAATACAAAATATACTCCGGTATCATTAGAGTAACTAGCTCCGCTACCAGTTAGACCTAATATCGTTCCTGCTCCTTGTAACTGAATGACGTCGCCTGCGTTGACTTTACCAAAATCAGCTACACTAGACAACTGCATAGCGTTGTTTTCAACACTTGTAATAGTTACTAACGATTGAGGGTCGAATCGTAGCCTTGCTTGTACACTTACTCCGGTTTGAGTAGTAAGTGTTCTTGCATCTAGTTTTGTACCTAGTGGATTAACAAACTCTAATAAACTTATTGAAGTTATAATGTCTGGTGTTTGTATGCGCTTAACGTAACTTGCCGGCGAAGCACTCCAGAAATCAGTATACGAAACCAATTCACCAGAGTAAACTCTAGATATTTGGTAATCGTAATATGCGAAATCTGTAGGTTTTGTCGGCAGTGTTTGAGTAATAGCTAACTTTAGTTGATTTGAATTAGCTGACACACTTACAGCCGCAGTTCCCATAGTAGCAACAGGCGCTAATACAAACATGGTTCTAGCAATGTCTGTACTATAATTGCCATCATAGTCTCTTGTTCTTACATAGTATACTGTCATGTCGCCTTTACCGGTTACTTTTAGCTCTCCGTTAGGGCTACCAGCACTAGTAATAATACTTCCTCCTGGTGTTGCAGTTATAAAGAAATTATTCGAGTTTACAATACTGTGTACATAATAAGTTACATTTTCTTGTATTCCAGGAAAATTTCCGTTTCCGCTAAATACTAATGGCATACCAACATACATGCCACTTGTTGTTACGCAAGTTATTAGGCCTGTTGTCTGTATGTCCGTACATTTAGTTGCAATTTTTCTGTACCCGTAATATGCTGGTAATACTAAGTTAAAGTCAGCGGTACCGGCAGTAACTAACTCATATACAGTGCCATAGGTATAGCCTGTACCGCTGTTAGTATCGTTACCTATTGCTTTAAATATAGTTCCAGCAGTATTTGCAGCAGAACCCAATAATGTAAAGTTTGTACTGTTTTGTGCAACTATTATGTACCATCTATCCGCAACAAGCTGATTTGCAAGAGAAGTTGTTTCGTTGTTAGATACCCAAACCTTTTTATTTAAAGTATCTATTTTACGTACTATATAAGGATATTTGCTAGTCAAGTTTCCAAATACGGACGTGTCAGAACCGTAAACTCCAAAATAGTTACCAACCACTAAACCTGATACGCTAGAAAGTACTATACTGTTGTCGCTTAATGTATAGCTTACAGTATTAACTGTTTTACTAGTATCTATAGAGGCTGGCACGTCGTCTAAGTATTCTGAAGTTGCTGTTGTCCAGCGACCGTAGTCTGCTGTACCCCAAGCAGCATTGGAATATCTGACTTCATAATAGAAAAAGTCAACATCTGGAACGTCTGTCCAATCTACTTTTAATTTGGCCCCGGCTATTGCGTTAGTAGATAGCCCGGTAATACCACTAGGTGGACTACGTTTACCTACTACTGTATGTTGTATTGGCGCTGACCAGTTTCCACTTATTCCATCAGAAGAAATATACCTAAAACGTAAATTATAGGTTTGGTCTTGCATAACGCCCGTTACTAGTACGCCAGCATTATCAATAGGATATCTATCTAGTGTGTCTGACCACTCAGTATCGGTAACCAGACGCTTTTGTGCCTCAATATGTGTAATGTTTTGTTGTAATCTTGTAGCAGATGAAATTCTGTCAATAGGCACGCTTATTCTATATAAAAAGCTTGCGCTACCTAATTTTTGCATAACAGTATGGTCGCTAATAATGTTTGCTGTTAAAGGTACTGGTACTGCAGTTATTACTTTTGCCTGTAGTTGTGGCGGAAGACTTACATTACTGTTAAACTCTGGTATAACTTCGGAATCACTTGTAAATATAGAAGGAGAATAATCTACTAATGTTAGTTTGGCACCTAGATTGTCTATAGGCTCTACAGATAGTACAAGCATGTCTACTGATTCGGCATTAGCTGTCCCCAACATAATTAAATCATCAACACTTACAGCAGTATCAATATTTACAGGAGTAGTATTGTTGCTCTGTGAGCATATCTCAAGCGTAGTATAGCTACCTTCAGTTGCTAGATTTTTGATGCTATAAAGTAAGGATTCTCCATACTTAGTACGAATGCGTATAGAATAGAAAGTATTAGCTTTTAAATCCACTAATTCGGAAATTACTAACTTAGTGCCTTGCACAACATTTCCACTAACTACTTCTGCAGGTATTATATTATCTACTCTTCCAGAATATAGGCCAAATTGTGGTACAAAGTGCGTTACTTTTACCCTATCTCCTCTAGTACATATTAAGTGTTCTAAATCTACATTTAAATTATATTTTTCTGGACGTAGTTTTAATTGTGCTAAATGATATCTAGCATGTTTAAATATGTTTGCTTTTGTAGTTATTCCCGGCAGTTCTAACGTTTCAAATAGTGTTGCGTTTGAGCTAGTATATCCATCATTGTAAACGAACATTTCGTCTTCTTGGTAGCCTTTTTCACTATTTATAAAGTTAACCCTAAAAGCGTGAGGAAGTTGTGGGTAACCTCTGACACCTTCAAAATCCCAGCTATTATGTGGAGTAAAATGTTGGACTATAGTAGATTTTTCACGATCTACTACTACACCCCACCTTCCATCATATAGGGTAGGTGAAGCTCTTCCGGCTGCACAAACGTCTTTTAGTACTTCTAACAACGGTCTTGCGTTGGCAATAATTGCATCAAACAAGAACCCTTTACCTGCACAATAAGAATACCAATCTGCAACTGCTGCGTAATCTATCTGAACAATGTTTGCTTTTGGGTTTGCTTGAGACTCTAATACGAATCTATATAGCGCTGCTGGATTACGAATAGCTCTACGTACCCATAATCTACCAATAGCACTACTAGCATTGGAACCAGTACTAGCGCATGTTATTGTAGTAATGCCGCTAACTGTGGAAGCCGTAGATACAATGTATATACCATTAAGTGTAGAACTAGATCCTTCTATTTGAATTTCGCTGGCAGCCGTCAACTTAGGGTCACCTGTAACAACTATCGTAATAATATTACTTGTTCGTGATATATTACTTATCGTAGTATCAGAATAATCCCAGCCAAGAGTTTGCGCTGTTCCAGTGATACCCTCTACTTGACCATTTAATTGTCCAGTAGATTGCAGCTGTGCTGACATTCTTGTTATAGTGATTGAATTTCCATAACTGTCCTTAGGAGGGATATATGTAACCGTGTTATTTGTATAACCAGTTACGTAGCTAAGATATACTTTATCACTGTATTGTTTTACACTGCTCTTATTACTATTAACTCTGCGGACACGTACATCGTAGTAATTTCTAGCAACATCAAACGATATAGTCTTTGTAAAAGAATGCATTACAATACCGTTTTTAGTCCAAGTACCTGCTTCACCTACTCCGTCTGTTAGCAAAGCTTTAACACGTGGAACGCTTCCACCAAGTATACGTATCTGAGCTCCTGAGATAGGCACTGTAAGCGGGCTAGATACAGAAGTAATTTTTTGATAAGATCCTATGCTTGGAGGCTTATAGTAAAAATCTGCACTTGGCGTAGTTACAGAAGCATTAGCACGTTCGTCATATAGTTCTACTATCGTATCGCCGTATACCAACACTTTCCACAGCAACTCGTCACCTGTTTGTAGTACAGGTATTACATTGTACACAGTATCGGTAAACCCAAACTGTTCTTGTTGCAATCTAAGTAGCATTAGTCCTTGTGGATTTAAAGTAGAAGAATCACTCTTGCTTCCCAACCTAACTTGTAGGCTGCCCTGACTATCTACTACGATATAGTTCCATCTATATGTTCGCTCTAGCTCTGCGTCGTTATCCGTATTGTAAAAACTTTGATCTATATTGAACTCTTTTTGGGCAAAGTTCTCAGAAACTTCGTTCCAAGTAGTTTCTCCAACCGCACGAATCTGTACTTCTACAGAAACTTCTGCGCTTTCCGTATTCCCGTTACTAGCATTGTTTGAGTATAGCCCTTGTGGCAGTGTTAGAGTTACACCAATTCTATCAACTTGTTGTGTATTAATAGTATTGGTAATCCACTCGTTTGCCCCAAAATACCACGCTCTGTTATCAAAAGTTACGGGTACTGAAGTCTCAACCCCTTCTCCATAAGTTAATAAGTCATAATTAAGTACGGCACCGTTTGGATTATATACAAAATTGCCTGCTTGAGCAAAAGCGGCGTTTGTTCCGTAATACTCTGTGTCACCTACTGCAGAAGCTTGAAATAATCGTAACTCAAAAGTAGTATCGTCAAAAATGGATTCTACTATTAAATTGATATAGGTTGCAGGATTGGTTGTATTCTTAAACTTTTTGGCTACAGTTTTTGTAGTTGAAGCAGTTATATCACTTGTAAACTGCAAATACTCATTGTCCGGGTTGAACAGTCCACCATAACCTACACTTCTTGGTTTAGTAGGAGACCAGAAAAATACTAGTTCAAGTAAAGTCTCTCCTGCACGTCGTAATGTGTTTTGCGTATCTATAGGTCCCACATTAGGGAACTCAGTAATATTATTCTCTAATGGGTTATCATACAAGAACGGTAGCTGCTCTACAACAAAACTACCCGTAGTATACTTAGCCAGTCCTTTATTAACTCTGACGTTACTTAAACTACCAACCCATTTACCGGTTTCATCAAAATCTATAGCTACTATAGGTGTGCGTTCTGTGTAATTTACTGTATGATTACTTAAAAATGCTTCTTGTACACCATTTAAATATAGCCTTAAGTTATTACTACTATCGCGACTAATTGCTATATGATTCCATAAGTTATTTTTAACAGGAGTAGTTCCCAGCATTATATCGGTTTTAGTGCCGTTTAAAGTCCTAGTATAAGCTACTCTGTCTATGCCATCAGCTCCAGGAACTAGCCTTAAAGTATACTTTTCTGTGGCACTTACATCCAAACCAAATATTGCTTGAGCACTTCTGGTACTTTTAGAACTGAAATAACCTTCAATTGTAAAGGTTCCTGTACCAAATGCAATTACATTTGTCAGGTCTGGATACGTAGTTGTATTAAATCCGGTATTAAAATAATATCCGTGCTGTCCAAAAAATTCAGAGTAGTTACCGTATCTAGCATAAGGATCGACATTACCAACCATACCAAATAATTTAAAACTAGTACTGCTTCCTAAACTTGTTGGTATAGCGCTTTGTAGTCCTGGGGAAATATCGGTAAAGGTTAGCCTAACTATTTGACCTACACTAAGATCGTGCTGTTTGTTTTTGCCTTGACCGTCTACGCGTATCTTTACATAATGCTCTGGTAGGCCAGTAGTAGCATTTGTACCTTGTCTAAAAACTGCTTGAGATACGAGTTGGGAATCTGAAGCAAGTTCGGTGTTTACGTTTTGTTGTACGGTATCTACACCATACAGTTTATTAAATGCACTGTTTGGGTCTTGCTCTGCACTGTGAGTTATTGCGTATGACGAATTTTCGAAAGTCTCTAGGCGTCTATTGTTGATAGTTAAGTTATCTACTTGTAGAGGTCCATATCCCCAACATAAAATAGTACGTAAAATAGAGGAAGTACTAGAGCTGTCTATGTAAGGCTGTGCGGCTACTGGTGGCGAATATCTTACTCTGCCTAATACTACAGGTATCGCACCATACTTATTTACTTGGTTTGCTCCGCCTGTAATATATTTTGAGCTGTCGTTAAAAGACAAGATTTCTGATTTTGGCTCACGAATGGGAAATATAGCGTCTAGCAGTAGTGCACCTGCAACATTTATACCCATGCCTACAATAGCGGACTGTAAGGCAACAGTACTAGCTAAACTAGTACCAGCAATGCTCGCAGATGTAGCAGCCCCCCATGTAGCGCCCGTTAAGCCCATACTAGAGCCTACAATGTAAGGGGCGGCTAATGCTGCAAATACGCTGATAGCCAACATTGCAAATAGTCTGCCGCCCTGGCCGCGGCCAGGAATAACTCTGTACTCCAATAGCTGGCCAGGTGCTAATGTAGTAGTTGCCCAATCTTGTGGGGCTACTGGTACACCATCTACATATACAATATAGTCAAGCTGTAGATCTTTTGGTAGTGCAAACTTAGCCGCAATACCTTGGACCACTTGCTGAGCAGTCATACCACTACTTACAACTAAATCTACGCGAGTAGTTTTTAGCGGATTAGGCGCAGCACTTACGTTTACTGCAGAGGCTTCTTGATATTGATAAAACCCTACTATTCTACGTTTCCAACGAGGATCGCTTAACTTTTCAATTCCAACACTATCATCTAGTCTGGCATGTAGAAACGTATTTTGGTCTATAACTACACCAACGTGGCTTGGGTATCCCAAAATATTCAGCAGTACAACACTGCCAGGCTTAGGGTCTTGTAACTGTGTCCACGACTCTTTTTTGGCAGCAATTATTTCGGCATTTGTTTTATCATCGTATTCAGAAAAGTACTCCTCTGTAAAACTTGGCAGCTCAATATTAAACTGCTCCCTATAAACGAGGCGAACCAACCCCCAGCAATCTATACCTGCTGTTGTTCTGCCTTTTAGCTCGTAGGGTATACCTACATAATCATTCCACCATTCGTGCTTCATTAGAATAATCCCGGAAAAGAGCTTGGTACAAAAGAGTGAGCTGGAAATGGTTCTGTATCTAAACCATCCATTACCAATTGTCCAGAAATTGAGTCTTTGGTGTATGTAGTGCTTGCCAGCTTCAACCCAGAAAAATCAGCTATAACTGTATCTGGGGCATTACTCATCACTAACTCTAAAAATACTGCTGGAGGTCCTGTAAGTGTACGTAGAGCAGGCAAAACATAGGCAGTTACGTCAAACATAGTAATACTTGCTCTCGGTAAGCTGCCGTGCTGTTCGTCTGGTAGTAACACCTGCATAGGCAGATATACAAACTTATTACTTCTACTTATAGTACCGTATAATATGTCTTGTTGTGTTTCGCCATCTAAACTTACGTTTGGAGGTGTTGGTGGGTCTGTGTCTGCTAAATCTGGTAGTCTTTGTAGATAACTATCACAAATTCTAATAGGAGTGGTTATGCCCCCTCCTGTAAGCGTCATCAGTAGTATAATATGAGAGTCGCTGTTTGGCGACAGCAGACTCTCTTTAACTACATTACTTAAACTTCTAGCCATGTCAATCCTTAAGGCAGTATTTCAGCTTGTATAGTTACACTATAGTATCCTGGAGCTATGTGCGATAATTGATATAGCTGACCGTCCCCTTGTGGTACTATACGTACTTCGGAAGTAACAATAGCTCCTGTATTACCTGCTAGCTGCGTTGCCTCACTTAGTCTGGGATTTGGCAAATTGAATCTATACACGCCTTTTATAGTATTTAAAATAAAAGTTTCTAGAGTTGCTACTTCGGAGGAGGTCATCATATAGTTTAAGTCTAATACTATTGGTCTTGTACCTATTCTTCGCTGTTTAGCAGGACCAGCAGTCATACTGGTTCTGCTTACCAGTATGCCACCAGTCTCTGTAAAACCTCTTTGAGGTAGCTGCGGCAGAGTAGTAGGCCAATTTATATTTGTTGCCATAAATTTTATCTCCTAATGGGCTGCTGAGGAACTCCAGTCGCCATTCTTACTGCTTGGTTGGAACCAGATCCGTTACGTAACATTTCGCCAGCTACCATATCTGCTACTACTACTTCAATTTTACGATTGCCTCGGCTGTCTACTGTTTCTCTTGCGCTAGCTTGTGTGTTTGGTGCATTGTTATTAACTACGACCTGTACGTTGGCTTGCGGAGCGTCTGCTCTAACCCCTAAATTACCGTTGCTATCACGTTTTAGTGGCATAATAGCTTCTGGGCCGGCTTCACCCATTAGTCCAGTACCTTTAGCAAATTTAAACAAGGTAGGGTTATCAACTATAGAATTAGTAAATGCACCACCCATGGCAAACTCATGAACTGGCATACCATAGTCAAATGCATTGCCTTTTGCATTGCCTGTTGGACTAACCATAGAACCAATTGCCGTTACCGGATTAGACGTATCAGCTAATGAAACAGGACTACGAGTAAATGCTTTAACGCCTGCGTTTACAAGCAAAGCAAGAGGACTACCACCAGTAGCTGTTGCGCGACCCATGGCTGAGTTCCACAACTGAGACATTTGGAAGCGTAATTCCATTTTTATCAAGTCAGCAATTAGTGACTGAGTTAAATCCTTGAAACTGGTTTTACCAGTCATAACAAATTCGCTAATCTTATCTCCAATACCTAGAAAGCCTTCGCCGATCCGATCAGTTACTGAATTAAGCCTAATTTCTTCATCTGTTAAAGTTTTTAATCCGTTTTGTATTTTTGCTACTGTACCGTCATATTGTGAGGTAGCTTGCTTAGCATCCGCATCTAGATTAGCTAACTCTACTTGTCTTGCTGCTCTAATTTCTGACCTTCTTTGTGGAGTTATATTAGGGCCTTCTGCCTCTATATCTCTTGTAATTTCTGACTCTATTTTGAGCCTACTAGCAGATATATTTAACAAAGCTTTTTGTTTTGCTATATTTGCGTCCTGCAGATCGAGTTCGGCCATTAGTCTAGTATATTGACTATCTGTTATAGTCTGTCTTTCTTTTGCAATATCAAGTTCACTTCTTGCTAATGCTACCGTGGCAGCATTATCGTCGAACCTTTGTTGACCACCTCTAAGATCTTGTGTGGCTTGTAACTCTCTGGTTTGAAACTTTGTTGCAGCATTTGTTTTTGAGGCATCTAAAGCTAGGGCGGCTGATTGACCTTGCTGAGAAAGTGCAGTTTGCTCAGAAGATTGCGATGCTAATATCTGAATCTGTTCTGCTGCTGCATCGATCGTACCTTTTATTAGCTCAGCAACAGGTCCGTTTCGCATACTATTAAACTCTTTTAAGTATCTGGCTACAGTTGCGTTTTGGTTAGTTTGTAGCCCCTGTAATACAAGTTTTCTAGTATTTTCCAGATTATCTATTTGCATCTGAGCTTCTTGCTGTGTAGCGGTGATCTCTGTTTGCGATAAGCCACCAGCTTTAAGCACGTTATCTCTCTCAGTAGCTATTCTTTTCTGTTCTGCGTCAAGTGCTTGAATGGTTCTATCACTACCAAGTTTAAGTGCAGAGAATTCTGCGTTAAAATCAACTAATCTCTTTTCTAGTGTAGCTTTATTTTGTATAACTGCAGCACTGTTCTGGCGTAAACTTAAAGTTCTTAAAGCAGGGGAGTTAGCTATCTCTTGACTACTTAAGCCTTTTAAACTACCACTTTGAACAGCATTAGAGACTTTTAACTGAGCATCGTAAGCTGCTTGAGCTTGATTTATTGCGGCATCCCTATCAGCAATATTACCTCCTCTACCTCTACCAATCGGAGCGTTCTTGATATTTTCTAGATTTTTTTCAGCCTGTTCAAGTTTAATAGTTTCATTTAGTGCATCTATAGAATTTATTAAATTATTATTAGAAAGCGCTAAAGATGTCTGTACGTCTATTTGACGCTTATCTAGTGTAGACTGTAGCTTTATAGACGCTTCAGATTGGAAAGGTACATTTTTTAATACGGAACTAGTAGCGGCTATTCTATCTTGTTCTTGCTTTAGTTTAAATTGAGCTAAAATAAGATCAAACTGTCTGGTAATATCTGCAGCTATTATCTGTCCGGCACTAATACCAAGTGAACTTAGTCGTTTCTCTATTTCTCTAAACTGTGGGTCTAGTGCTCTTATAGCTTCTTTTGCATCATCTATTTGTTGTTGTCGGAACCGACCCCTTGCATTTCTAGCTGTTGCTTGATCCGCATTTAAATCTTTTAGCTTGCGTTCGGCCGCTATTCTTTGATTATACAGCGACTGCTGCTCCGCTTGTAGCCTAGAGAACTCATCTCGTAAACCAGCTATTCTGGCTGCTGCATCTGGGCCTAATAACTCTAGTTTTTCCTGTCCTCTTAGTATCCTAATAAATGAGCTTGCCGCTCCTTCTGTAGTTTTAAAAGACTCCGCTAGTCTAGCGCTGTTATTTATTAGGTCTAACAAGAATTTTTGTGTTGTATCTAAAGATGTTGCCGAATTTCTGAAGTTTTGATAGCTTGTATCTAAAGCTTTTGTTGCTTCGGCTACGGCCTCACTATCTCTGCGAGATTTATCTAAGCCTTTAAAAGCAGCATCTGTTACATCAGCAATATCTCTGGCTACAGCTTGCAGCTTTGCACCGCCTAGCTTTGATATAGCTTTGGCAGGATCAATAGCGCCAGTTATTTTTTGTAGTTTAGCCTCGTACTGATCTCGTAAAGGGCCTGCAGGCAAACTGGCTATCGCTCCAGAAATAAGAGAAGATAGCCCGTCCCTTAGATCACTATTTATGCCTTGTCCAAAAATTTCTTTAATAAAGTTCTTGGCAGTGTCCCACCAACTAAATTCGTTTTTAGCACTTAAAAAGCTTGAACGTATTTCGTCCATTTTATCACGAATACCACCAAGTGCTGTAGCACGCGCATTAAGTGCTTCTGGTGATAGCGACCCCATATACTTTTCGTTTACATTGGTCGCAGTATTTACTGTATCGCTAACACTATCCACCGCGCTTCTAAAACTATCCAAGGCTTTGCCAGCATTGCTAAATATGCTATCTAGTAGCTGATAAGCGCCTACTGCAGCACCTACGTAACCAACTAAAGAACTAAAAGATTTTAGCCAGATTCCTGCTTCGGTTGCTACTGCGGTTATAGTTCCACGAGCTTTTGTTTTAAATTTATCTAATCTGCCTAAATCCTTTCTAGCGTCGACTTCTGAGTATAAGTCCAGTAAACCAGTCTTTAAGCCTTTTTTACTTATTTGATCCGGTAAATCTTCTAGTATATTACTTACAGTTACGTCTCTTGCCGCATTTCGTGCATTAGCTACTCTTCTACCTTCCCCAGATATACGTCGTATAGGTTTGTCTGCTTGTGGAGCAACTTGGAATTCATACGCTTGATTTAACTGAAGTATTTCTCTTTTGGTATTTGCTGCAGCTGCGGCAACCGAACGTAGACTGGCAGCTACCCGCTGGTTTTCTTCGCCTTCAAGTTTTGACAGTCTAGTAGAATCTCGCTTTAGCTGAGAAATTTCTTTATAGTCTAATTCTTGGCCTGTTTTTGCTTTTTCTAAGATATTAACGGTGGCTTTCGATCTTGAAAGTGCACCATCTCGTGCAGTTAAAATTTCTTTCGCACCTTTAACCACTTCTGCCTTAGATGCTTGTATTTTTTCTTTTAGGTCGGGAATTAAAGCTTGTTTTTCCAGAGACTCTACAATATTAGATTGATAGGTAGAACTGATTTCGGCAGCACGTTCAGCAGCATCTTTGGCTGCAGTTGCTAAGCTTTTTCTCCAGTCTAGTAATGCTGGTAGCGCTTGCTGAGTAATCTTTATAGCGGCCAATGCTATTGCTGCCCCTATAAGGCCTATGTTATCAGCAAGTATTCCTGCTAATTTTGATATAGGGCCATTAACAACGCTAAGTATTTGCTGCGCCGTATCTTTTAAACTAGCTAGTAATTTATCATAAGGATTGGAATCACCAGCAATAGCTCCAAATTTCTCTTTGCCTTCTGCTAATACGGCATTAGCAAAAGCCTGGCGGCGCTCAAAGTCTGTTAAGCTATCAGCGGTCTTACCAATACTTCTAGCATACTGTTCTGTTGCTGGACCAATCTTAGTAAAAATACCTAATTCGTCCAGTAATTCAGGCTCTAACTTAACAATACCTCGTGTTAGTCTACTAACGGCGTCGTTCATTGATATGCCTAATGCCTGTGAAGCACCCTTAGCCACTGTACCAAGTTCCATAAACTGTTTGGTACTTAAACCTGCGGAAGTAGCTTTTGTAGCAGCTTCTGCTGCTTCACGAAAACTAATTGCCCCGTCAGTTGCAGAAGCGAACTGTTTTGCCAAACCACCCAATGCTATACCACTACTAGCACCTAATCTATCCATGCTACGAATCATTATATCCGTTGCCATAGAGCTGCGTAGTGCTTCAAAAGCCGCACCTACAGCAAATACGTTAGCTGCATAAGTTGCATATAATCTAACTAAGCCACCCAAACCTTGCGCTTGGTTTGCAAAGTCTCGTGCACCTGCACCAGTTATACCTGCCGCACCGCGGCCACGATTATACTCTTGGTCGCTAATACCACCTTCAGCAGGCTGAAATCCTGCTCGTTTAGCTGCCATACTACCACTGCGAGTGCCTGTGGTTCTGTTGGCAGCCTTATCTAATTCTTTGTTTAATTCCTTAGCTTCCTGAGTGCGGCTCTTAATTGTGCCGCTTTTATCAAGAACATTAAGGTTTAAATTAATGTCTCCACTTGCCATAGTTTCTCCTGGCTACCGTTTTGCTCAAACCCAAAAAATTTAGCGTGAGCTTGCAAATATCACCATTATATCACACAGGCATAATGGTGTCAATGCAAAAAATTTTATGCGTAAAAAAGCCCGCTCAGCTTGTGCTAGCGGGCTTTTCTTGTTTCTTATTAATTTGTTGTGCTCGTACTTCGTCGATTATTTTACATAACATTATAGTAATGCCATAATCTTGTGGGTCTACTTGGGCTACTTCCAATATGTCTTTAACTCCAACAAACATTTTTCCCATATAAGTACCACTCATACCTTCCCAGTTATCATTTAACATTCTGTAAACTGTAAAGGCTTGGTGCACTTCTGTGGGAAAATCGTTTAAATCTACAGGAATTTCTTCTTCTACTGGTTCACTGCCCAACATTTCGCACATTTCAAAATACTGTTCTCGCGTCATACTTACGCTTGTATTTTGAAAGTAACTAACCAACATCTTTCGCAGTTGTATTAGTTGCTCTTCGAAAAGTTTCCCAGGTCATTTACCTGTTCACTGATAAAACTGTCAAATCCAGTACTGTTTTTCATTAAGTACAACGCATTTTCAGGCGTATACTCTAGTGTAGCTTCCAAATCTTGACCAGTTAGATCTACTGGGGCTAGCTGCTCTAAGTAACTTAGCTTTAAGCCACTCCAACCTTTGATAGCATTTTGCACGTATAGCTCTAAGAATAGCTCATCATTAAACTCTTCTTGAGGGCTGCGATTCTTGAAGGTTACTTTAGTAGACTTCTTGCGAATATTCAGTAGTGTCTCACGTGAAAGGAAACATACCTGGATTTTAAAATCAGGCATTCCTGGAAATTCTACCTCTACTTCTTTAGAAGGAACTAGTAAGCTTTTGAGATTTAGGGTCATTGTTATAATCCTGGTTTATAAAAAGTAGAGGAGGGAGATCAACCCCTCCTCTTGTGTAAACATTACACTAAATATTAAGCTGCGTAATAGCGAACTTGAATGTCGTTTAACTTCTCAATGTCATAAACGCTAGAAGTTGCATCTACTGGCTTAGAGCCCTGGGCAGTGAAGTTTACGCTAGTAGATACAACCTGCTGAACATCTACTGTTGGGATAGACAATACAGTAGAAGGCATATCTAGTTCAACGCGGTTGCTACCAGTACCGCCAATGCTCATTGTTAATGTAAACATTGGTTCGGTAGTAATACTTGCTGCGGCTAGTAAGTCGGCTAGCAACTGACCTGTATCACCAGCACCTACACCAGTTTTTAAGTAAGCATTCATGCTGCCACTAATAGCGCGTGTACCTGTAAAGCTTGCAACCGGTAAGTTAACAACACCTAGATTAGCTGGTGTAATATAAGTAACGTTGTTGCTGATAGTTAGTGAACCACCGGTTAGGGCTAGCGTATATGCTGTGCCGTTTGGAGCAATAGTACTGCCGTCAGCAGAAGTTAGCGCGTTAAGAACAGACAGTGTAACTGTAGAGATCTTATTGGTTAAATAAGCTGCGTTAACATTTTTCTGCTTGTAATTACCACTAGCTAAAACTGTAGCTGTTACGGTGGTTAGCGCTCCGTTAGTATTGGAAGTAGTTGTAGCAATTGTAAAACTAGTTAACTTGCCAGTACTATCTCTAGTAATACTGGTTACTGTCGCGTTACTACCTACGACACCAGGAGTGCCTGTAGCAGTGATTGTATTACCAACTGTTAAGCTACTAGCAATTGCTGTTGCTAAGGATAATGTTGCTGTGTAAGAGCTGCCGCTACCTGCTGCAGCACTTACCGTAGCAGCACCAAGCGCTTCTGTTAAACTACTAATAGTACCTGCACTGAATGTGGCACCATCGGCTAGTTTACGTAGTGTAGTTGCTTGGCCTGTCCACTGTGCTGTAGCAATTGCGTCAATACCAAAATCAATACTTACCTGAGTTAATGTAGCGTTATCAACTGCGTATAAAACTTGGTCAACAAGAAACAACATACCAAACTTTTGCAACTGATTTTTGTTAGAACTAGCTACTGTTGCGATGGCATTTGTACTACCGTTTTGTGCCCAACCTGCTCCGTCCCAGATTTGGCTAGTAGTTGCGCTAGCAGTGATACCGGTAATTGAGCTTGGGTAAGGATTTACATATTGCAAGGTCATTCCGGTATACGGGCCAGTGCCTGTTAGACTGGTTACCTTAGCAGCAGCATTCAACCACTTACCTAAACTAGCATGTGATAAACCTGTTACAATTACGTAATCGCCAACAGCAGGTTGGCCACTAGCAATACTGATACTTGCTAAGGTTAGAGTGCCTACCCCGTTACTATAACCATAAGTAGCTGTTGGGGTGCCACCTAGTGCTACTGGAGCAGCATCA